GTAGCCCGGCCGGGACGGCCACCCCCCCGGCCGCGGAGGGGATCGAGAGGGCCACTTGGCTGCTCGAGGACGCCAGCGACCTGATCCGGTACCGCTGCCCTGGATGGAAGACGGCTCCCGTGAACGTGCTCAAGCTGGTGGTGGCGCGCGTGGTTCTACGTGCCATGCGCTCCCGTCCGGCGGGCGTAGCGGACGATGCCTCTTCCGCTACGCAGACCACTGGTCCGTTCTCCATGTCCACCAGCTGGGCTTCCCCCAGCGGAGACGTGTTCCTCACCAAGCAGGACCGGGATGACATCAACGGGGCCACGTCCGCCTTCTTCGGTTGCGCGGACACGCTGTTCGGGGGCCAGGAATGACCTCGATCATGGACGCCTGGAAGGAACCGGCGGTCCTCCTGCGTAGGTCGGAGCCGAAGCGTGACCCCCTGGGGGTTGTGTATCGGACTCACGACGTGCAGGAGATCGAGCTGAACCCGGTGCTGGTGGCGACAAATGAGTCCGAGAACCGCCCGGACACGGGCGAGGACTACGGCATCCGTGAAGACGTGACGATCTACTGGGACGACCGGGAGGCGGCTCCTAGCTCCATCCTCCCCGGCGACCGGGTCCGCCTCCGTGGCGGAACCTGGGAGCCGGTGGGTGCCCTGGTGGGGTACCCCCTGGGGGTGTACCTTCGTCTCCGGAAGGAGGAGCCTCGTGAGCGTTAAAGTGAAGTTCAGCAAGTCCGAGATTGAGCGCCTCCTGAAGGGGGAAGCGGTTCAGGGCTTGCTGGCTCGGAAGGCGGCGGACGTCGCCACCCGCGCTGGTGAGGGCTTCACCTCGGGAGTCCGGGTGGGCCGGGATCGTGCCCGCGCCTACGTGGTGCCGGAAACGAGCAAGGCCCGACGCAACCAGGCTAAGAACCATGTGCTCGAGAGAGCCGTTGGAGGAGGACACGCACGATGAGTCACCCACTTCCTGACCTGCAGAAGCTGGTCATCGATTACCTGAACACCCCCGGCGTCCTCCGGGGCCTCGAGGGTGAACTGGGGGGAGCCACGGTGGGCGGGGTTCGCCCGTCCACCAAGAAGGACCCCAAGCCTTATGTTCTGGTGCTGGCCACGGGCGGCCCCGGCCAGCATGACCGTGTCCTGTACACGGCACAGATCACTGTCGACTCCTACGCACCCACCTCGTGGTGGGCAGGTGAGCTTGCTCGCCGCGTGGGGGACGCCATCCACGCCCTTCCGGGTGCGGATGGCCCGGTGGCGGTCGTGCAGTCTCCCGCTCCGGCGGAACTGCCCGATCCGGACACCGATCTACGTCGCTACACTGCGACGTATCAGATCACCGCAAAGTTAGGAGCATCTCATGGCGATTACTAACGCCGACAATGCGTTCATGGCCGGTTCAGAGAAGGATACTCTGTACCTTGGCCCGGCGGGCACCGACCTGTCCACCGTCACCAACCTCACGTCCGCCCTGCCTCAGGGCATGGTGGATGTTGGCTGGCTGACTGAGGACGGTCTCACGCTCGGCATGTCCGACTCCGTGGACAAGTTCCGTGGCCACCAGGGCCATGGCGTCGTCCGAACGTACATGTCGGAGTCGTCCACGACCCTGAAGGCGGCTCTGCTCGAGGCGAAGCTCGAGATCCTCAAGCGCTACATGGGCGTGTCCAAGACCGAGAAGGTCACTGCGGGGTCCGATTCCATCACCCGCATGGAGGTCTCCTCCTCCCGCAAGGTTGAGGCGCTGACTGGCGTCATGGACCTGTTCGATGTCTCGACGGGCAAGCAGCGTCGGTACATCTTTAAGCGCCTGGAGCTCGGTGAGCGCTCCGACGTTTCCTACAAGGTGGGCGACCTCACGGCCTACGAGCACAATCTCGAAGTGCTCGACGGGTACGTTCTGCTCACCAACGAGGGCGGCCTCGCGGTCGCCTGACCCATCCCCCGCCCGCGCGCCGTGTCTGTTCTCCCGGCGCACGGGCGGGTAACACCCTCGGAGAACAGACTTAGGAGAACAGATCATGACCACCACTAAGAAGCCCGCAGCCAAGAAGCCCACCGCAGCCGAGCTCGCTCGTCGCGAAGCGCAGTCCAAGAAGGACACCGGCGCTCCCCAGCCCGTTCACGTCGAGGTGATGGGCGTGTCGCTTGACGTCGATCCGACCGAGGTTGACGACTTCGATGCGATGGTAGAGATGGATCAGGGCGATCACCGCCCTATGCTGGCTCTGCTTATCCCCGACGAGGACGCCCGGAAGGCCGCCTTGGATTCCCTGCGTGAGGAATCCGGCAAACTCCGATACTCCAAGGTCGTGGAGTTTGTGCAGGCCGTTTTCAAGGCTCTCGGCCAGGGAAACTGATTGGCCTCGGGCGCTTCCTGGCTGACAACTGGGAAGTGCTAGAGGCCGATTTCCAGATGACCTACGGCCTCGACCTGACGGGGGTGTTCACGGGAGACCTGTCCCTCCGTCGGGTCAAGGTGCTAATCGACAATCTCCCGGCTGGGTCTCTCCTCCGCAAGCGGATGGGCGGCCCGGCGGCGTGGACCGACGAAGTCAGCGCCACCTTCGCGGCTAACCACCGTCTTGAGGGTATAATAATCACGTCCCTGGGAGGCAAGAAGGGTGATGTCCCCCGGCCCGTCTCACCACCTGAACCTGGTTGGTTCGAGAAGGCGGAAGCCGAGCGGGAGAGACGTGAAGAGAAGGCGCGGCGCTGGGTCGCAGCCCACACCTAGATAGGAGTTCAGCATGGCGGAGAATGGTTTCAGCCTCGGCACGGCGTGGATCCAGATCTCGCCTAGCCTGAAGGGCCTCAATTCGGCCATCCGCAAGGAGCTTGGTGACGTCGACACCAAGCCCGCTGAACGACAGATCGAGACCGGCCTTGGCGGTGCTTTCAAGAGCGCTGCCAAGGCCGGTGCGCTTGCACTCGGAGCCATGGGCGCTATCGGCGCGGCGGTCGGCTTCGCTGACGTGGCTCGGGAGGCGCTGGCAGCCAGCGACGCCACCGATAAGTTCAAGAACACCCTCAGCTTCGCGGGTGTTGCGTCGGACGAGATTGAGAAGCTTACCAAGAGCACCAAGAAGTACGCGGATGACACCGTGTACGATCTCTCCGATATCCAGAACATCACCGCTCAGCTGGCTGCGAACGGTGTGGAGGGCTATGACCGGCTGGCTGAGGCCGCTGGCAACCTCAATGCTGTCGCAGGCGGTAATGCCGAGACGTTCAAGTCCGTCGGCATGGTGCTCACCCAGACGGCTGGCCAGGGCAAGCTGACCACCGAGAACTGGAATCAGCTGGCGGACGCTATCCCGGGCGCGTCCGGCAAGCTGCAGGAAGCCCTCCTGAAGAACGGTGCCTATACCGGAAACTTCAGGGATGCGATGGCGAAGGGCGAGATCACCGCCCAGGAATTCAACCAAGCCATCCTGGATCTCGGCTTCACCGACGTGGCCAGGGAGGCTGCGACCTCCACCAGCACCATCGAGGGTGCATGGGGCAACCTCCAGGCCGCGCTCGTCACGGGCGGCATGGAGATCGTGGACCGCATCAAGCCTGCGCTGACGGACTTCATGGGTGTGGTCGCGGATGGCGCGTCCGCTGCGTTCGGCTGGATCAACGGCTCACTGTTCCCGGCGCTGGAGTCCATCTGGACCCTAATCACATCAGGCACCTACGACGGCAACCTGTTCGGGTTGGCGTCGGATTCCGCTGTGATCACCGCCCTCACCACCATCAAGGATACCGGCCTGGACCTCTACAACTGGGTGATCGGCACGCTGATTCCCGGCGTGCAGTCCTTCTTCGACATGGCTGTCAATGGGAATTTCGACGGGAACTTCTTCGGAGTCGAGGAGGACTCCGGACTTGTTGATTTCATCCTATCCGTTCGCGACAACGTCATGGATGTGTGGAGCTTCCTGTCCACGACGGTCATCCCCGGCGTGAGCAACTTCCTGGGGGAGGTTGTGTCCTCGCCGTTCTGGGGCGTGCTCGGTAGCTTCTTCGGCTCGCTCATCCAGAACAAGACCGTTCTGGAGGCCGTGGTCGGCGGCTTCATCGCCTGGAAGACCGTCACCGGCACCATGAGCCTAATCGCCTTGACGACCCAGATCTGGGGTCAGGTGACTGCCTGGACGGCGGCGAAGGTCGCCAAGGCGGAGGACCTCGCACAGACCGTGGCCCTGAAAGCCATGTACGCAGGCGACTTCCTGAAGTATATTGTCCAGCAGGGCGTTCAGGTCGGCCGCACGACGGCGGCCTGGGTGGCGCAGAAGGGGGCCATGATCGCGGGTAAGGTGGCCACCGGCGCGTACACCGCTGCCCAGTGGCTGCTCAACGCTGCCATGGACGCCAACCCGATCGGGTTGATCGTCGTGGCTATCGGCGCGCTGGTCGCTGCTTTCGTCGTCGCGTACAACAAGAGCGAGACTTTCCGCAACTTCATCGATGCCCTGTGGGCAGGCATCAAGGACGCCGTCGGCTCCGTCGTGGATTGGTTCAAGTCCTACCTCCTGCCGGTGTTCGAGTCTGTCTGGGAGGGCATCAAGGTGGCGGTCTGGGTGGTCGTCACGGCTATCGCCCTCTACATCGAGGCGTGGAAGGCAGTACTCCAGGGCATTGCCGACTTTATCGTCACCTACGTCTGGCCCTACATTCAGTCTGCCTGGGAGGGCATCAAGGCCGGTGCGCAGGTGCTCTGGGAGTACATGCAGGTGGCCTGGGAGGGCATCAAGGCAGGGGCACAGGCGGCAGCAGACTTCTTCACCACCTACGTGCTCCCCGTCATCACCGCTGTGTGGGACGGCATTAAGACCGGCGCGGGCCTCCTGTGGGATGGGATCCAGGCATACTGGAACTACATCCAGACATGCGTGCAGGTCGTGTCCGACTTCTTCACTTCGTACATCCTCCCAGCGATCACTGCCGTCTGGGACGGTATCAAGGCCGGGGCTGGCCTGCTCTGGCAGGGGATCAAGGCATACTGGGACTTCATCCAGACCACAGTCAACACCGTCGTCGGATGGTTCCAGTCCTACGTTATGCCCGTCATCACCTCCGTGTGGAACGGCATCAAGGCGGGCGCACAGGCCCTCGGCTCCGCGATCTCCTCTATCTGGGACGGCATCAAGAGCGCAATCAACAGCGTTGCCACGTGGATGAGCGGGACGCTCCAGTCTATTATCTCGACGGTGACCGGAGGAATCAAGAGCGCCTTCCAGTCGATGAAGGACAGTCTAGAGTCCATCTGGAACAGCGTGAAATCTGTGGTCGCGAAGCCGATCAACTTCGTGATTAACACTGTGTACACCTCGGGCATTAAGAAGACGGCAGACTCGATGGCTGAGAAGCTCGGCTTGTCCTTCCGTCTCCCGTCCATCTCGCCTATCGCCGAGTACGCCTCGGGTGGTGTGCTTCCCGGATACACGCCGGGCCGCGATGTGTTCCACTTCTTCTCCCCGGATGGCGGTGGCGCGCTCGCTCTGTCCGGTGGCGAGGCCATCATGCGTCCCGAGTGGGTGCGCGCGGTGGGTGGTCCCGAGGCCGTGGCGCGCATGAACGCCGCCGCCCGTGCCCACTCCTCCTACATCCCCGGCGGGGACACCGGCGTCAAGTTCGCAGCCTATGCGGACGGCGGCGTGTGGGGTGCCGTCAAGGGCGGCTGGGACTGGCTGAAAGACGCCGCAGACACAGTGGGGAAGATCATCGCTGATCCCATCGGCGCGGTGGCTAAATTCATCAAGGCCCCGGTCGACGCCATGATGTCCGGCCTGCCTGGCACGGGCATGGTGGCGGACTCGATGCGCGCCGTTCCCGGCGTGTGGATCGACGGATTCGCAAGCTGGCTGAAGGGCGAGACCTCCAAGATGGGAGCCACTGGTATCGTCAACGCTGCTCGCAAGGCGATCGGAGTCCCCTACGTGTGGGGTGGCTCGTCCATCCCGCCTGGGCTGGACTGTTCCGGTCTGGTCTATTGGGCGGCTCACCAGGTTGGTAGCTCTATCCCCCGTCTGACGGCGGCGGGATACCAGTCCGGATCCAGCGCGGGCAACGCCAGCGTCCCGGGAAACCTGCTGTTCTGGGGCAACCCTGCCTGGCACGTGGCCATTGCGTCGGGCAACGGCATGATGGTGGAGGCTCCGAAGCCGGGAGCCTTCGTGCGCGAGACGGGCATCTGGGGGTCCCCGACGGCGGGCGTCTACAAGTTCGATAACGGAGGCTACATCCAGCCCGGCCTCACCACAGTGCTGAACAAGACTGGTCGGCCGGAGCCGGTGTTCACGTCCGGCCAGTGGGACGCGCTCCAGAACCGCATGTCGTCCTCCGGTTCCCCGGACACGCTGGTCGTCGTAGACGAGGACGGTCAGCTCATGGCAAGGATGCGCGTCGTGGCGCGCGGCGCGGTAAACAACGCGCTCGCACCGGCGTCTCGGTCCCGCGCTCGTGACCTCCTTGGTGCGGGCTTCTAGCAGAAGGGAGGTGGCCCATGGCCACCGTATGGTCGGCATCGTCCGGCTACATGTTCATCGGCATCAGCCTCGACTGGTCGGGTGACCCGGCCAGCGGTTCCGTCACTGTCACTGCGACCGTGACCGCCTGTTCCGATGGATACGGACACAACTGGACCTCAAAGTGGGACTGGTGGGGATACTCTGGAGAAGGTTCTGAGAGTTTCTCGTTCTCCTCAGGATACGGTCAGACTGTCTACAAGCAGATCTCCCAGTGGTCGTTCAATGTTCCCCTGAAGTACGGCCAGGAGACCACGATTGGCATCGGAGCGAGCCTGGGACCCATCTGGAATGGTGGGCACCCGGCGGTGGAGAACTACCTGACTCTACCCGCGCGTCCCGTGTCTGTGCCGAACGCCCCGACGATCGTCAAGGCCACGCGCGTCAACGACTCCCAGGCCTCTATCGAGTGGATAGCGCCTCCCCAGGGAGAGTCCAACCCGATCGACTACTACCTGGTGGAACGCCGCGTAGACGAGTCCACGGAGTGGACGGTGGTCGCCCCGGTGAAGGGTGCGACTTCCTATTCCAACTTCGACGTGTCCGCTGGACACCGATACATCTACCGCGTCAAGTCGGTGAACAGCGCGGGCAGCTCCGAATACAGGGAAGCGGAGCAGCCGGTGTTCACCACGCCGCCCGCGCCGATCAACGTCACCGCGGTGAAAGATGCCGACGGCAACATCATGGTTCGGTGGGAAAACCGCGCGCCATACACCCCCACCAGGTGGGACGTGTATGACGGCAACACACTGGTTGCGAAGGCCTCCCTGAAGATGGATGAGCCGTTCCTCCTGCACCGCAACCCTCGCCTCGACGTCACGCATCAGTATCGCGTTGTCTGCGTTGGCGGGACGGTGGAGTCCCCGAAGTCCGCCCCGTCCAATGTTGTCCAGTTGCTGGCACGACCGAACGCCCCGGAGCCGACCTCGGATGGCATGTACTTCCCGTCCGACACCCCGGTCACGCTGACTTGGCGTCACAACCCAACGGACTCCAGTCCTCAGACCCGATACTCCCTCCAGTATCAGAAGAAGGGCACCAATACGCCCGGGCCGACGTTCGACCGGCGCGCCACCGAGCAGCAGGCGACGGTTGGCGTCCTCCAGGTGGGCACCTATGAGTACTGGGTGCGCACCTGGGGTCTCCACGCGGACGGGTCTCCCGTGTCCCGCCGTGCCACGTTCTACGTGGAGCCGCGCCCCATCATCTCCATCCAGCAGCCCGGCAACGTGGTGAGAACCTCCTTCGTGGAGGTGCATTGGTCGTACTCCAACGTGGGAGGCACCGCTCAGTCCCGCGCTCGGGTGGAGCTGTACCTGGGTGGCAACCAGCTGATTGAGACCCAGGAGGTGACCGGCCCTCTCACAATCGTCCGGCTGAAGACCTACCTGGAGAACAGCAGGACCTATCGAGTGGTGGTGAAGGCCACCAATTCCCACGGCGTGGAGTCCCTGGTCGCGAACCAGACGTTTGGCGTTCAGTACGAGAAGCCTCCGGTTCCCAACGTGTACACGGAGTGGGACGACGAGGCTGGTTGCGTGCGCGTGCGCGTGGGGAACCCCGCGCCCGCCGCCGGCAAGCCCGCCCCCGCGCGGACCCGCGGGGG